TGAACCTTTTTAGCCTTCTTCGGAGGCGCCTTTTCTTCGTCATCAACGAGCGAATCGAACAAGCTCACGTTTTGGTTCCTTTCTGAGTTATGGTCTGGACGCGGCGAGTGTAGCGAACGAGACTCTCTTTTCGAGTGCAGACCGATCGGAAGTCGCACCCCCCGTACTGGTTGCAGGCTTTTGCGTAGTCGGTCGGTCCCTGCACCTCGAACCAGGGCCGGTTCTTCTGCTCGCGCAAGGCCGCCATCCGGTCGACGACATCCTCGAAGATCTGCCACCACGCCGCCACGTGGTCGGCGGTGACCGAGGTCTGCACCAGCTTGGTGAGGTTCTGCCGATCGGCCGGGTTCTTCGAGTAGTAGAGGTGCGCCAGGTGCACCTCCTTGAGGCGCGGGTTCCGCTCGAGCACCTCGCCCGCGTAGAAGTTCATCTGCACGTCTTCACGCAACTGCCGCTCGCTCTTGCGGTAGCGGGGGTTACCTAGCGACTTGTGATCGAGAACCCCGCGGGGCAACAGGACGTCGATGTAGGCGTTGGCTTGGGCCCGCTTGCCAACCTTGCGGGTCATCAGCACCTCGATCTGGCGGCCCTGCCAGCGCTTGAGGCGCCCTGACTCCACAGCATCTTCGAACACGCGGCGCACGTGGTCCCGCTCGAGGGGCTGAAGGCGATGCTCTCTCCGTCCCGTGAAGCGGTTGCATGCCCACTCCCAGCCCTCGGGGTAGAGGTCGACCGGCAGACCGTCAGGCCTGCGGCCGCGATCGTCGCCGTCGAGCCAGCGCTCAGCCACGGCGTGCAGAACGGTGCCGAAGTGTCCGTAACCGCGGTCGATGGTAGGCAGCTTCAACGTCCACTTGCCGAAGTGCAGGCGAGGACAGGTGAGCCACGCCTCCAGCTGGCTAGGCGACACCTTGAAGGTATCCGGAGGGTCACGCATCGACCAGCTCACCTATCGGAGTGCTGTCGAGACCGATCTCTTGCGCGTACTCCATGAGGTTCCACGCATCGACCAGCCACCACCTGGCCCGGCGTCGTCGCTTGTTGCTCGCGATTTTGACATCGCTGCTGTCTGGTGGCGTACTGCCGTTTGCAGAAAGGACGCTAGCTACGATCTTCTCCGTCAGGTGGCGGTATGAGAACTCTGCTTGATGACGGGAGATGTGCTGAACCACACCGTTCAACGTTACGTATATGTAGCCGTTCTCTATAGCTATTGCGTCAGCGCAAAGACTTCTCCTTTTCGATATCTGAGTCAGCAACTGAATCAATGCACGGAGAACCTCGGGCGCTGCCCCTGATCGTGTTCGCAGTTCCCGTGAGATGTGATCGAAAGCATTTCCGATCATCAAAAAACGGCCGCCCAAAGGTTTTCGATCCAGGTGGTTGTAGAGCCATAGATTATGCCGTGCCACGGTATAGGGGCATTCGTGGCGGTTGCCTTCTCTGATCCATCCGCGGGTATATTGGAATCCGCCCCGTTCTTCGAGGAGTTTGGAAGCGTTGCCTCTCATGGTGAGAACTAAGATACGTTGAGCGAGCGCCTCGGTGTCGTCTTGGGAGAGAATGCGTTTGTCTCCAGAGAACGCAGCTAACATGTCTGGATGGTTGCCGGTTGAGATAACTCTTGGTGCCGTTTGGATCTGTTGGGCTGCACGGAACTTTTCATTTATTACTATAGAGGTGCCTCCAACCCATTGGCGGAAAATGAGAGAGAAGTCTTGTTTGGTTATGGGAAAGCCTTCATCAAACCAGACAAAAGGAGTCTTCAGGAGGTCTCGCGTTTGATAGGAAGTAGCCAGTTCGGTGTGACCAGAGGCGGCGACTTCGTTGCTGTAGCATTCAGCCATCCCCCGCACGAAGAGAGTTTTGCCGCATCCAGGCGGACCGTAAGCACACAGCGCAGGTATGGGTCCTGCGCATACGTCCAACGCGCGGACTATGTAGGCTTCAGCTAATTCTTTTTGCACGCCGAAGAGCGCGCTGTACCATTCGTCTACTTGCTCGGAGCGGCGCGGCTCTAGATCTTCTCGTAGATGGTAGGCTGGGAAGCAAAGGTCCCTCCCTTCAAGCCAGCCTCCAGGAACGGGGAATCTGGTAGGCCTATAGATTACATTGCTGATTGGCAGTCCTGCATCTACAACCACGTCGACGAATCTTCGTGCAGTAACTACGTCTTCTTTAGTGACGTTGGCCCACGGTAGAAAGCTAGTAGCCTTGAGGGACCGCAACATTCCAACGTAGTCATCTCTGCCACACGGGAAGTCGTGGTAGTAACCGGTGTGGGGGTTCAGTAAATACACCTCCGTCTTATGCACCAGCAGCCGCCGTTGCGATATCCAGTTTATGGCTTCCCGTTCATCTTGCGGCATCTCCCCGTTGTAAATCGTCCGCATCGTCGCAAAGCATCGGAGGTCCCGTTGGTGGTCTCCTTCACTGTCATTCCCTTTTACTTGTGTTGTCAGCTTGCCCTGTTGGTGCTGCCATTCGCGCACCGCTTTCTCCCACAAGACAACCAGCCAATCTTTGCCTTCATCCGGTTCTAGTTCAGAAACTGCCCGGTAGAGCAGTGCGTACACGTGGGGCGGATCGGCGTAGTCCTTGGCGCCCTGCTGTAGAGCCTCGAAGATCTGCCTCACCGCACCGAACATCGTCACGTCGCGATCACCTTTCGCGCCGAGCGGTGACCCTTCAAAGACGATGGCGTAGGTGCCTCTGCTGCGCAGTACCCTCCGTGCCGACTTGATGAAATCGCTGCCGTCGTTCAGGTAAACCGCGAGGTCGTCGCCTTGGGGTCGGTTCTCTGGCCAGCCTTCCGCGGACGCTGGGCTCGGCACCTTGCTCAGGCGTCCGCGGCGCGGGATCTTGGCGATGTCGAGTCTTCGGTCTTCGATCTCAGAGCAGTAGAAGTAGCGGGAAGCCGACGTTCTCTCCCCGTCGCGCAGGACCCGGGGCATGCGGTAGAGGTGCGTCCAGTCGCTGGCGCACTCCAGGTCCACAGGGAGGCCTGCTGCCTGTAGCACCTCCTTCCAGCCCCGGTGCGCCGTTTCGAACTCATCGACCGGTAACGGTTCGTTGAGCGTGTAGCAGTAGCGCCAGCCGGCGCGCGTCGAGTACCATGCCATGGGGCGTAGGTGCTCGGGTAGGTCGTCGATGCGCTCGATGCCGCGCGCGAAGCTCTCGTCATTGTGAACCGCGTGGCCAGGGTTGTCGAGGTCAAAGAGCATCAGGTCCGCGACCAGATCGCGCTTCTTGGCCCGCACGCTTGCAAGCACAGACTTCCGCATCCGTGGCCAGCCCTTGCGCCGTTCGCGTGGCGTGGCGTGGTCCGGCGCGTAGGTAGCCGCGTGCGCGTCCGTTGGCCACTCGAGTTCGAGTGCCTCCTGCAGCGTCACCGCGCGGCCGTAGCGCCGCGGCTGATCTTGAGCGAGGGATTCGAGTCCCTTGGTCTCACGAGACGGGAAGACGATCAGCGTGGCGGCGCCAGCGCTCTCTGCCATGACGACCTGGAACGACGCTAGGGACGACGAACTCAGCGACGCTTCGAAGGTAGCGAGTGCGGCGGAAAAAAGAAGGCCGCTCACGTCGAAACGTGCGCGGCCTCCCCAGGTCAAGGGTCGTCGTCCTTGTGGCGGAATCTATAACGGCGGTGGAAAGAAGTTCAAGGACTCAAGATCTCGTAGACCTGGGGGTTGATCGACCACCACTCATCGTTGAGTTTGCCGTAGCGGCGTACGTAGTCCTTCGCGATCTCCATCGCGCGAGCATGGTCCGGATCGGTGGGTCCGAACCAGCGAAGGAACGCGAGGACCGCAGGGAAGATCCAGACCTCGATCGTGGAGTGCGTGGCGAGCTGGTCGAACTCCGGGTGTGAAAAACCTTCTTCCGCGACCGTCGTCACCTGCGGCAAGTCCGGGTGTTGCGGCTGGCCAGGTACCGGGTAGTAGTCCGCATCCGGCACGAACCACTGGCTACCACGCTTGCGGTAGGCGTACTTGACCATCGACCGTGCAACGGCGCCGCCGATGCGCTTGTAGTCTTCGAAACCTGCTTCCGCTGCACACACGCAGCCTACTACCACCAGGCCATGCTCCCACCACTTGACTCCGGGTAACGGCTTACCGTCAGGACCAAAGATCTCGACTCGCGGATCTAATTGGTAATCGAGGATCTTGATCGGACCGCCTGCCTTACCGCCGCGCCAGGTCCTCTCACACCGGAGTGCCAGCTGTTGCAGCTGCTGCGCCCAGATCTGTCGCTCGTCACTGTTGGTTTCGGCGAGGGTATAGAAGTTCGCCATCCTCTGCGCACGGCGACCGAACGCGCGCGGCGCGCCGAAGCCCCAGTCCTTGATGAAGCGGACTTCGCAAGCATCCATCTCCGCACGGTGTTGCATAATCGTGCGCAACACAGGGTTGCCGGTGAGCGCATACGCTGCTGCAAAGACGTTGGCACTGTCGTGTTCTTCATCCGCAGTTTGCCAGCCGCGGTTTGCTACGGTTGTTCGTGGGCCCAGCTTGTCGAGCTGATACGGACTGAGTCCCGTGTGCCAGTGAACTGTCGAGTTCCAGGAGACCGTGCTTATTGGTCTATTTGTACTGAGTCTGTCTCCGTTGGCTTCGAAGTGCAGGTAGCCACGGAGACACTCCGATAGGGCGGTTCGAAGCCCGCCGTGAACCCACCGCGCCTGCCCGTGGAGCAGCGCCCGATGGCTCTTTACGAAAGCGAAGTCGCCTTGTCCTCCGCTGCGGCCAGGTTCCTTCGCCAGGCCGCTGGGGCGTTCGTCGAAGATCGAGCCTGGGGTGCGGTCGATGAGGCAGACGGCCGGGTCGCCGGCGCCGATGGTCCGGCCCGCGAGTAGCTGGCCATTCCATTTATCTGAGAACCCGTGCGCCCAACCATCCGCGGCCGCGGTGAGGTTTTTCAAGTCCTGGAGAATTTGACCCTCCGGACCGTGCGGCAAGGCGAACGGATTTATTTCCTGGAGCTCGGCAGGGGAGGGTCCGCAGAGCATGCGCCCCACGAAGGGGTAAGCGCTGCCCTCGACGAAGCCTACGCGGTCAGCGAGGTAGTAGGACCAGGAGCCGTCTGCGTCGCGGCTCTGCGGCAGCTTGCCTGCACTGGGGTGCCCGTCGGGCTCGGAGTAGTCGAGGGCGAGGGGATGCTTCGTCCGCAGGCGGATGTGGTTGAACTCGCGCTCCCAGCGTGGGTCGTGACGCGAGCTCCACGCCACGAAGCCTGTCACTTCCACTACCGGACTCAGGTGGCGGAACGTCAACCAGACCCGGGCGTTGATCCCCATGGCCAGCCCTGGAGGGTTGCGGTACTCAAGGCGGAAATGCTGTTCGCCGGGTTCGCTGTACTCGAGGAAGGGCCGTGGAACACCGAGGGAGATGTTGTCGACGTCGATGTCGAAGGCGTCTTGCGGCACGACGTCACGGCACCATGGGTGGACCTGCATGGGTCCGACAGGCGAGTCTGGGGCAGCAGTAAGGGTGCCTTCCACGCGTCCCTCGCCCCCGATCGCCACTTGGGCGAGGTAGAAGCGGGTGTGCTTGCCCGCCTTGCCGCCTCGTAACGCGGGTGCTCGAGCGCCGGCGAGTGTGGTGAATTGGAGCAAGCTGGGCGCTTGTTCACCCCCGACTTCGGACCATGGGCAGGCGATCGGGACCCACGAATGGAGAGGAAGACGAGTCCAAGACTCGACGGCAACGAGGAGTTTGTTCATCGAGTGATGAGCCAGAACAAGCTGATCCAGAAGAGCGCGCCAACGACAACGCACAGTAGCGCAGGAAGGGGATTCGGTTCAATCTTCCAACGAGTCTGCATGTCGAGTACGAGTCCGGGTCGCCAGTACGAGTCCGAGGCGCCAGTAGGGTACCGAGTCCGACCGGCCAGTAAGGTTCCGCGCTCGAGTAGGGGGTCCCGATCTGAGACATGCCCCGATCTGAGACATGCCCCGGCCTGAGACATGCCCCGTTTTGAGAAAGGGCCACCGACAAGCGGCGGCGGTCCTGGGAGGGGAATTTATTCCGCCTGCCGATGGCCCAACGGGAAGCCTAGAACTGGGCTTGAGCGGAGTCTAGTACCGAATCGGGAACAGGACACTTTTTATCGCCAGGCCTCAAGTTTCGGAGTAGGCTTGCCGAAAAGGAAACCATGGCAAGCTACACAGCAGAGCGAAACCACTTCCTACAAATGTTCGGGCGTGAGTTCCCGCAGGCGTCGAGGGAAGACGCTCGCGCCTTGTTGCGTGCCGCAACGGCAGAGCAGCGAGCGAACGAAATCGAATGCAGTGTTGACGTGGGGGAGACCGAGCGCGAGCGCATGGAGAAGGCTAGCGCGCGTCGCATGGCGCGGGTGCGCAAGATCGCCAGGAAGATCGGCGCGGACCTAATCGAGAACGGCGATCCACGGGGCTTTTCGTTCGTGCTGACGTGCCCCAGCGGCCGCACCTACGATTGGGGCGGCAGCGGTTTGGGGGTGCCGGGTAGGGGGTTTAGCGCAACGGAAATCGAAAGAATGTCCCGATGAAAACCTTCCGCCTCAAGATCAAGCTTGGCGACGATGCAATGCGCGCTCGCGAAACGCCTGCGCCGTGACGATGACACGGAAGGTAAACTCAGAGACGACAACGGAAACACGGTAGGGATATGGGAGATCACAACGTGACAACGCCAGACTTTGCGGCACTCGCCGCGCGTGCAGAGATTCAGCTTGAGATTGAGGAAGAAGACACTCCCGTCCGGGGTGCCCTGGCGAGCGGAGACGATGCCGAAGACAAGGCTTGCGAAGACGAGATCCTCGCGCGCCTGGAAAGGGGCGATTCGTGGGCATGGTGTATGGTCAAGGTGTCCGCTCGCTTCGATGAGTTTGAGGGCGTGTCTTACCTCGGCTGCTGTAGCTACCGCGACGAGAAAGAGTTTCGGCAGTCGGGGGATAACTTCGATGACATGGTGAAGGAAGCGCGGGGAGAATTGGCGAAAGAACTCGAAAGGGCTTGGGTAAAGGTTCAGCTCTGGAATGCCGATAGGTAGGTTATGGAACCATCCGTACGAACCGTGCTCGAGGAGACAATCGTCGCAGGCTACAACGTGCTACGCTTGATCCACCGTAGCGCAGGCGTGAATCCGGCCGGTGCCGGCTCCCGCAAAGATGGCGAAGCTTGGGGCGCAATCTCAACGGACCGCGTCTCAGGCTGCACGCACGGGCAATGGTTCAAGACCGAAGCGGAAGCCCGCGCGCGCTACGAATTAGTCAAGGAACAGAATCCGATCGCCGATAAGTAGACCATGGAATCAATCGTAGAAGCTTTCTTGTCAGATCCGACCGTGCACAAGCTGGCGAAAGACACTCTGTGCGCAGCGCTCCGGAAAGATCCCGTGGATGCCATCGAAGATTTGGAGGGCGTGTTGGCGGTGCTTCGCGCGCGGCTGGCGCGAAATGAGCGGCTTTGGAGGGGGAGGGACTGAGCATGGACGTCTACGTCTTTCAGTCAGCACTGATCTGCGAGCCCTGCGCGCTGGAACAGGCGCAACGGTTCGTCGGACACAGCGGCGACGGTCCGCCAACGGTGACCAGGGATAACCTGGCAAGCGTGCTTGAAGTCTGGCGCATGGCCGAGGGACACAAGGTAGATATGTCGACCCGCGTGCCGGATGGTCCGATTGCCGAAGGCGGTGGCGAAGCGGATTCCCCCCAACACTGCGATATCTGCGGGATGTTCTTGGAAAACCAGCTTACCGTGGCTGGCGTGGAATTTGTGGCTGAACGGTTGCTCGCTTTGGCAGGGGCATCGTTCGATGGTCACTTGGGGGAATGGTTCCGGTTTTACGGGGACGTTGAAATGGGGTTCAATGGCAGCCTTTCCGACTTAGTTCTGCGTGACTTTGTCGAGATTGTTTCGTGGGCAAAAGAAAAGGGGTGGATATGAGCAAGATCGAATTGGATGGATTCGTCGTCTACCTTTACCGAGGAATCGAAGGCGTCGTAACAATTGATATCGAGACGTCAGACGCTACCGGTAACGACGTGTTGCCGCCCCACGACGTGCCGCGCCTACGTCTGTGGGTGAACGAGGAATGCCGCACGATCAACCAGTTTGGGGATTGGGAGGCCTGCTAACAAATTTTTCCGCTTCGCTTAGCTCAAGTCGGAAGGTCCCGCTTGCCGATATAGCGGGTATGAGAAACAACAAGTACGGTGGAGGTCGGGTGGCAGCGATGATGGCCTTGACGATGTTCGCGATTTGCGCGGGGCTGGTGTGGGCGGCGGTGCCGACGTTCTCGATTCTGGCGACGAGGTGAAACCGGTCGAATCCTGGCATGCCCCGAATGCGGTGGCCGCAGCCTGCAATGGATTCAGGAGGTTATGGTGTCCGAAGACGGGGAAACGCTTTGGGTTAGCGGTGGCGAGTACAGCGAAGGCGACAACTTTTCTCTCAGGTATGACGGTTGACTACTCATGAACTACCAAACCGATTTCACTTTGCGTGTGCGTGCGTTGTGCCTGCGGGTATGGGCCGTGCTGGCCCGCAGGAAACTCGACGAGATTTTCTCAAGCTTTGAGCGGACCATGCCGAAATAGGAGGTATGGTTAGCTTCGCTTGCGTGAGTGTTGCGGTGTGCGCGGTCGGGATGGTTGCGAACAAGATCGTTGCCGATTGCCGTCGCGCTTACCGCTGCTAGCTAACCTGGCGCAGCGGGTGTTCCGCTGCTGCTGCTGACTGAACAAGGGGAACCATGAAGAAGAACCTGAAGCTTGGATTTCTGTTCGCTCTGCTGACCCGTGTCGTTTCCGCGCAGGACGCCCCCGATGGGTGGCTCAACCGCGTTGTGACCGAGGCCGCATTGGTTTGCGGGGAGCCGGTGCCGAGCGTGGTCTACTTCGCTTCGCCCGACAGCCGCGTGGATCTGTGTGCGATGGCGGACATGGACACCCACCGGGAAGCCCGCTTGATCGCTAACGTGCGGGCAGATCGGAAGTTTGCGTTGGCGGTCTTGAAGGCCCACGGGTGAACCGATGGACCCCGATGCAAACCTGACAGAGCAGCGGGAGCTTGCGGCGCGTCTAGTCGTGCTCGATGACGTGGAAGATTACAACCTAGTCGACGTGGGCAGCTTGTTGATCGATGCGGCCCGGCTCGGTGAGCTTGTGTTGGCGCTGGACGGGTGGCTTGTCAAGGTAGGTTACCTGCCCAAGCGTTGGGCCTTGGGCTTTCCGTGTTCCGTGGAGGAAGTAGCCGCGGTGCTCAGTGCCGTAAGGGAACAGTGGGCAAAATATGCCGAATCGAAAGAGTTGGATGTCCGTCTCCGCGTGCACGAGGGCTCCTGGTGGGTGCTGACCGGCGACGGGCAGTACGACCAGGATCACCGAGGATGGTGCGGTGCCGCCAGCGTTGGGGCGGAAGTTTCAGACGAGGACCTAATAAATGTTCTCGATCAGCAGGCCGAAGAATAAATCTGCCCTTCCCCCTTGCCCGTTCGGGTGCGTAAGCGCGCCTGAGCGGGCTTTTTCGTTTCTAGGGGTTTTCCGTGGTTAGGGGGTTCCCCATGGTAGGCGTTTTTCCGTCGTGCACGGTGGCCCAAGGCGCTTGGGAAAACGTTTGCTCTGTGGAGGCCTAGGATGGCCTGGGTTCGACGATGGGCCATAGTGGCTAGGGGGATATGAAGATAGGCGGATGCGTGCAGCGTGGATCATAGGAGGTGTGCTGCGGGGGATGCGGTGGAAGGGGTCAGGAGGGGGAGGATGGGGGAAGGTGGAAGGGGAGGAAAGGTCGAAAACATTTTATATATGGGGCCAATTTGGCCCAAAACGTTCTAAGGAATTAGAACGAAATCAGGCGGGAGAATTGATTCGCCGATGACATGGGGAGTTTATTTTATGTCTCCCGGTTGTTTTTTTGCCTGTTTTCAAGTGGGAGAGCGAAAAGTGTATTTTATGCGCCCATGGCATGGGGGGTTGAGTTTATGTCTCCCACTTGCCCGGCTGTTTCCTACTAAACCCTATAGAGAATGGGAAGTGCCATGAAGGCTAACGTTATGGGGAGTTCCGCACCAAGGGGGGGGAAGACCTTCACCGAGCCAAGACATTTTGTCTATTCTAATTCCTTAGAACTCATGCACAGTACTAACCCCCTATCTACCGGTTAGGTGGGAGATATAAAGTATGAGGGTATGGAGCTCCTGGTTGCATGGGTGGAATGAGAAAAAAGAAATACCCTGCCCAGCTCTCCCGCCTGAATACTCAGGGTGGGAGACATAAACCTTTGAAGGCGTGCAAGTAGGAAATAAAACGTGTGCCCTCGAGGTGAGCCGGAATCGCGAATGGAGCCCTTACGCTACGTGGAAACCCACGAAAGCCCCTACTAGCTCCAACTCAAATCCACCCCACATAAAATACCACCCCACCAAAAATGGACATAAATGATATTCACGAAAATTGCCAAAACAGTTACATCACCAAGACATACTGTCTATCTTTGCGTTACAAAGTGGAGAGATAAATTACTTCGCTTTTTTCGGCAGCAGATAAATTCAAACTGAGATAAAATGCCTCCACAGCCATATAAATACTCAACATTTATATGCCAAAAGCCGGAGATAAAGCGCCTCAGCGTGATTGTCGGCATATAAAGTGTCTACGACCTCCGCAGGCATATAAAATCACTCCAAACAAATAAGTGGGCTTCCAGCCATATAAATTCGGCCGCGAACGCCCTAGGCCGATATAAATGGCCAAAACAACCGCATAAAAGCTAAACATTTATGTGCCAGAAACGGCAGATAAAGCCATTTTGCTTTGCGATACAAAGTGACTTTTCGACCATTTTCGGGCCATATAAATGCCAAGCCCGCTATACTTGCCTCCATGGTCATCAGAATCCGCCTGGAATCCTCCTACGGACCCGTTTTCCTCGAACGCGAACGCCCTTGGCCGCTGCACAAGGTTCTTGCCGCTCTGACCGCTAAACTACGGGAAACCCCCCACCAACGTCCAAGGTTCGATGAGGAGATTTTCCTCAAGTTCCTGCGGCTGCTACTCCGGGCCGGACCAGCTCAGACCGCCACTCTGGTGACGGAACTGGATTTATTTGGTCCGCGAGCGCTCTCCGGCCTGGTTCAGGCGCTGAGGCGGTGGATCAGAGAAAAAGGATTCACCCCAGGCATGGTGATCAACAACCCCGACCTTGAATCCTTCCTGGAAGCTGTAGAGTCTCCTCTACCATGACCATCGCCTTCCTCCCCGCCGACGACAAGACCCGCCAATACCTGCAGCAGATCATCGAGCGCATCGGCCCGCCCCGCCTCTTGCAGATCGCTGCCGACACGGTCCAGCCCCGCCCAGGCGAGATCCGCTTGTTCGCCATGTTCTTCCTGGGGCTGATCGAGAGCCTCTCCAGGAACCCGATCGAGCCGGCGGAGAACCACGTCATGATGGAGGCCCTGCAGCTCCTCCGCAGCCCCGGCGCCGACGCGGTGGCCTTCCAGCGCTTCGGTCCCTCCAACGAAGCGCGCCAAGCTCAGGAAGCCATGGCCGAGGCGCAGCGGAGCGGAACGCCGTCCCAGTGTATGGAGTACGCGAACCTGGTGATCAGGATCCTGAAGCGCCCCATGGAAGACACCCCAGCGCCGTCCTGGCAACGCATGGCCCTCGAGCTGGACGCGATGCACGCGGCTATGAAGCTCAACGCCAACGCCAGAGCGAACGGGACGGCGTGATGAACACTCCACTGACCCCCAAAGACTGCAAGGATTTGGTCAATAATTGGAGGGACAGCGGCAAAGGCTTCGATGATCTGGTCTGGGCCATCTACAATTATGCCAGCGAATGGCGCAACAAATGCAGTAGCCTCAGCTGTCAAATTGTTGAACTGACAGTCCAGCGGGACGAACTGCGGCGCGCACTAGATGAAAAACTGCGTGCGGTGTTCCCGCGCGTAGCGGTGAGATGCGAAACATGCCGCGGCTCCGGCCGCGAAATATTACGCATCCAGCGAGAGACAATAACCTACGGTTCGCAGTTGTGTATCGACTGCAGCGGTAGAGGCTGGACATGACCAAAACGCTTAGCGTCGAAGAGTTCCGCGCCCTCGGTTTGCTGCAGGAAGTAAACCGCAAGGTGCTGCACCCGATGGGCCTGGCCCTGAGCGTAGAATGCGAGGATGGTGTAGCGGTGCGGTTCGGTCAGGTCATCGACTGCCGAGATGACCCGGAGGGTTTCCGCTACGACGAGCTGAGCCAGGTGAAGCTGTCGTTCGCGCGCGACCTGTTCGAAGCGAAAGCCAAGCTCGGATGGCACGTGCAACCTGGACATGCGGAAGAGAAACCGAGCACGCAATGACTGCCCCCGAGACGAAGCCCGTGCCTGTGTGCCTGTGGTGCGGCGAGACCAAATCCGCATTCCTGGTGCGGCCCGACGGCGTGACGTGGCAGTGTAAGAGTGCTGAGCTACACGGCTGCCGCGACCGCCTGCACGCCCAGCTCACCGCCGCGCGGGAGAGGGTGGTGAAGGCGGAGAGTGAATCGGCTTTCTGGGAAGGTAAGGCTGCGGAGCGAGCTAACGGACTCACCGCGGCCCTGGCGCACGCGGCGGTGGCGGAGGACCAGGAACTAGAAGCGCTGGCGCTCGCCGACGAGCTGGCGGCGGCGCTGCGAACGAACGCAGATTGGCAGCCTTCGGGTTGCATGCCGTGCTGGTGCGTGTCTGAGGACCCGAAGCTGCATAGGAATCCGGATGACGCGCAGCATGCCGCATGGTGCCAGCAGGGCCGTTCCGCATTGCGGCGTTGGGAGGAAGCGAAATGAGCCTGGAGATGATCGTGACAATCGTCTATTGTTCCTTGACGCTGGTTGTCATCCTGTTCTGCGACGTGCCGGATGACGATAGCGGGTATTTCTCGATATGACCCCACAGCGACACGAAAGAACATGAGCGACAAATACGAGTACCCCGAGTTAGCCGAAGCGCCGATAACCACGCCCGTCCGCCCCGCGAGCTGCGCCGAAGTGGAGCAGCGCGAAGCCAGCTTGCAGAAGCTCGTCGGGCGCATGCCTACCGGCTTCGCCGAGCAGCGGCGAGAACTTGCCCTCATCGCCCGCATCCGGCTGCTGGAGGAGATTGTGCGGTACCAGGCGGGCCATCTGACGCACGACGACGAGTGTCCATGCGGCCTCGACGACTTGGAGCGCCGCCTCGCAGAAATTGATACACCGGGCGCCGCTAGGAACCCCTCGACTGCCAACCATCCCTAGCGGCGCCCACTAACCCGCAGCAACCATGACCATCAAAAAAAGAAAATACACTCTTGTCGTCCTCGCGGGCGGCGTGATCCACGTCGAACTCTTCACCGGCACCGAAAACGAAGCTAGTAAACAGGTGCACAGGATTCTCGAACATTATGACGAGCCAGATAGCCCACACTGGCACATTTTGGAGGATTGGCGGCCAATTACCAAAAAGCTACCCCACGAGGACCAGGTAACCGGATTACATTGACCAACAAAGACGAGTTTTCCATCGTGGAGTTTCGAAGATGAAGCCCAAACCCCAGCCCCACGTCAAGCTGACTTTGAATCTGACTCCTGACACATCGCGGAACCTCGACCAGTGCGCGAAGGATTGGAAGGTTTCACGCGAAGAAGCTGCACGTGCACTACTCGAGGCGGCTGCGGCGGAATGGGTTGCGGTGAAAAATGTCAGAGCCACCTAAGCGCTGCCCGCATCCCTCCTTGACAAGGCACGATCAGATCCTTCTCGAGAACGGTAGAATTGTCCTGGACAAGATCCATGCTCCGGTCTTGTACTACTGGACATGCGACGTCTGCGCCGAGTACCTGGATGTCCCCGCGGTGGAGAAGATCTACCTCACCCGTTGCCACGCACTGCTGGTTATCGTGCAAACGCAAGAAGGTTGGCTCAACGCAGCAACTGCGGCAACAATTCGAATCCGCGAGAAGCTAGAGAAGCTGCTAGCCAAACGGGTACCATGAGAAGACACTGGCTTTTGAAGATGTGGTGCGATGAACCAAGACGAAGTAATCGAGTTGATCGAGAAGTACAGCAGGCGCCAACGCGAGCGCTTGCAGCTGCTGCGCGAGAACTACCGCGCTTCGCCAAGCACGAAGCACCAACAGTTGGTATCCCTTTTGGATGACCTTTTGAGGGTTTTGTTCGATGACGACTGAAACCGTCGTCGTGAGTCCCCCTCACGGCGGCCTGTTCAACCTGCCCCGTAACTTCAACAAAAGGAATGACGTGAGAAATCTCGTTCTTCTCCTCGTTCTCCCCTTTCTCCTGGCTGCAGCGCCGCATGGAACAAGCGGCACGGGCGGAGAAGGCGGGTGGATCAATGTTCCCGGCGGAGGCGGCGGCGCTAAGCCGATGATGATCACCCGCGGGTTCAACCTCGAGAACAACCTCTACTTCATCCTGCTTGATCCGCAGGCGCCTTCGCTCTGCGTAGCATCCGCAGGCCTGGTGGCCCAGTGGGCTTCAGGTGTAGAGAGCCTGGCCGGTCCCGAGACACTCGAGGTTAAGTACAACGCCAAGATCAATGGCGTGGTCGCGGAGGTCGTGGTGAGGGTGGACTGCAAGAACATGGTGCCGCAGGAATGCGCCGCCAAGCTGGCGAGGCTGACCTACGCCATGCAGAAAGAGTTCCCGCCCGTCCCCAAGTAGCGCCGTCCCTAACCCTGCGCGTCGATCTCCCGGGGCGGTGACGGTCGACCGCAGGGTTCTTTTCTCATGATTGTGCTCGGCATCGATCCGGATTTCGACACGACCGGCCTAGCAGTCGTCGATACGCATAGGTTGGTTGGACTCGGCATCGCAAAGTCAAAACCGGGATTCCTACAACAGGCAAAGGAGCTTGAGGGCCTGATCGATCATATCTGTTCAATCTATGCCATAAAGCTTGCGGTCATTGAGTATCCGTTCATCGTGCCTAAAGGCTACGGATCACGCGCGAGCGCGCATGCGCGCGCGAACCCCAACGATCTGATCAAGATCGCAGTCATAGCTGGCGCAGCGCTGAATGCAGTGCAGCGAGCAGGAGTGCGGAAGATAAAACTGGTGACCCCTAGCGAGTGGAAGGGAACGATCAAGAAGGAGATCCACCAGAAGCAGGTTTTGAGAAACGTCCCTAAGCTCGAAGCTAAGTTGAAAGATTGGCCGAAAACACAACGTTCACACGTCATCGACGCAGCAGGAATCGCATGGAAGTACCGAAAGTGAATGTCCTCGAAGAGGCTCGTAAAGCGATTGAGAACAGACGATTGAGTTACGGGCCGCCCAGCGAAAACCACAAGCGCACAGCGGAACTGTGGAGTGCCTATCTCGGCGTGCACATCGATGCGCGACACGTTTGCATGATGAACATCCTGCAAAAGGTCTCGCGCGATGGCTTTGAACCGACACTCGACAACCTCATCGACATAGCCGGCTACGCCGAGAACGCGAATCAGGTTAGCTAAGTCGCGCTGTCGCGATGTTGCCGCCGGATGCCCGGCCAGGCACCAGCGAGCGTAGGTAGTTCTTGAAGTTCTGCTTGACGATCACCGGCAAGTGGAACGTCTTGAGCTCGCGGATGGCATCCTTGAAGTCCTGGCGCCCCGCGTAGGGGCCGGAACGCTTGCGCACGACGAGTTGATCGAGCGCGGCCGCGCGTGCGAACTGGACCTTCGTGAGGCGCTTTACCTGGTGCCGGCGCTTCGGTAGGGGCCGCAGCCGGGGATCGTTCGCTGGGTCCTTGAACCAGACCAGGAGCTTCGCTTGCCGAGGCCGGACCTCGCCTCGGCCGAGGAAGTAGAAACGCGACCAGTAGTAGTCGTTGCCGACGCTGATCTCGTCGACACCGCGAGGGAAAATGCGCCAGGAGCGGCTCAGCGTCGCGTTGTCGCCGGTGGCACTGAGCTTGTCGAGAGTTCGCTCGGCGAGGCGCCTCAGAAGGAGACGTTTGAATTCATGGGGTGTCAGCGGCATCGCAAGAGGCTACACTTCGGGTGCTGACTCTTGAGACGAGAGGCAGGAGGCTGGGCTCCGGCCTGGCCACGAACCCCGGACGGTTGCATGGACCCTCCGGGGTTCGTTTTTTGGGGCAGGGCTACTCCGGCCGCGGCTTGGGTTTCGGCTTCGGCTTCGGCTCAGGCTGGGGCTTTGGCTTGGCCATGTTCAGACCGGGGGCAGCGGGGGCAGCGACGGGATCACCGGGAACGGCTCAGCCGGGTTCTTGCCGGCGGCTTCCAGGTTGCCCGCGATCGCGTCCAACCTGGCCATGGCGAGGTCGGCGTGTTCTGCCGTCAGGCCTGGTTCCGGGGTGTTGTCGATCCAGGCGCGCAGCTCCCGGACCAGTGTTGCCACAGCGGTTGTGCCGGCATCGATGCGATCCAGCGGGATGTTCATCTCGTCAGAGCGAGGCATGTTGGTTCTCTCTTTGTAGGAGGGCTGTGCTGTTCGTGGTGTTGGTGAGGCATGTCATTCTTTCAACGGGGCGCCGAACTCTGCCCATCCCAGCAACAGCAGCAGGACGAAGAGCATGAGCGTACCGCCTGTGGGCTTCCAGTCGTCACGGATTTTGGACCAATTGCTCCACAATCCGAATACCAACCAGATCAGCATGAGAATCCAGAAAAGAAGCGATTTGGTCATTTTGCTCCTTGTTAGGAAGTTTTTTGTCCGATGTCTACCAAGTGCTGCTTGCGCTGGTGCTCGGCGTAAGCGGAGGCGGCGTCATTCGCGAGGCGCCTGTATTCCAGGTTGCTGGGTTCCTTAGAGGCCAGCAGATCGGCAGAGACCTTTGTCGCCAGAAGGCTTGCATTGTGTGCTGAGTTCACCAGCGTGTGGATCTTCTCGTTCAATTCGAGGGTTTTGGCATTGTCTTCGGCCGCTTTCTGAGTAACGACCGCGTTCTTTCTCGCGAGCAGCAATGTGAGGATGCTTGCAAACGCAGCGAGAATCGAAGGAATAGCGATGCCCAAGGCGGTGATCATGTCCGCCGTGATTGCGATTGCAGCTAGGTTCATGCGATTGCGTCCGCGTTCTTCAAGGACGTGAGAATCTGGTTGATCTTGGCGGCCAGGGTCGCAACAGCATCCGCAGCGGTAGCGATCGAGGTCACGGCAGCGATTGTATTGCCGCCGCTCGTTCCCGTCGAGTTGTCCACCAGGTTCGCAACGGTAGCTGCTTCGGTGGGGACAACCCGCCAGTTGGCGTTGTCGCTGACAACGAGCCTGTCAACATCGGCCAGGACCGCAAGGCAGTCGTCGTAAGCGCTGGCAGCAGGCAGAGCTGCAAGGTTGGCGTAGACCGCGATCGGAACTGGAGTAGCGCCAATTAGATCGAAATTGGCGTCTACTACAGCATCCCATTGCTCCGCGGTAGCTGCGATGGTGTCAAAACTCGGTCGTGCCATGAGTTAGATCCTGATCAGGCTGAGTTCGCGTGGAAGGCTCTCGAGGCCCCCGTCGCGGTTGAAGACGCGAGCAGTGAGCGAACTGGGCTCAGAGCCAAAGCCGGCAACGAGGTTGCCATTGGTGATCGCTTGCGTGGTTACTGTGCCAGGGAAGAATTCGATGATGGTGGCTCCGTTCTGCAGTTCCACTCTGAAGTCTCCCTGCACCGCGGAGGGCGAAGGGATGACCGTCCCTGCAGGCTGTTGACCCGCACCCGTTTTCGGGCTCGCCGTCGAGGCGTAGTGCCAACGCAGAGTGAATCCGCCGCCGGCAACCCATGCAGGGACCATCGGGAACGGGAGCGTGAGGTAGAGGTTGCGGGGCTTGATCGGGCGCGCTCCCTTGCCTTCCAGGCGCGTGGAGTGAGGCGTGGCGGCAGCGAGGCTGATCGAACCGCCTGAAGCCTGAATCGGCACCTTCACGTAGAGATCGACGTCGGGCTGCAGCAGCACGTCCTGGAGAACCAAGATCGCGGTGTTCTCGAACAGCAACACGTCGGCACCTACGAGGTGGGAGCTGCGATCGGTGTCGAACCGGGCTCGAAACACGTCGATCAATCGGTAGGTCGTGCCGATGATCAGTTGCACGTCACGAGGGAAGAGGATCTCGTTGCCGATGATGCAGATGACTCGACCCAGGCGCCAGTCGGCATCCGAGAGCGGCATGATCGAGTTCACCAGATCGAAATCAGGGCCCAGTACGTCGATCTGCGGTCCCTGATTCACATACATCGGACCATCGGCAGCGAGGGCGTCGACGAGATCCCCGCCGGTTTGGTGCTGCGTAGTAGAGTCGATCTGTGTGTAACTGATGTTGTCGCGCGACAGGTAGAACATCGCGCGCGAGACCTGAGCGTGCGCGCGGATGCGTGGAACGATGATCGCCTGGCCGAGGTTAGGATCGAAGTGTTCAGGCAGCTCAACGATCTCGACTGCCAGGTCGAGTTCCGCCGGCAGCAGCCCCCCGCCAGTGTTTGGTGGAGGTGGTTGAAAGGCGGAGGCGATCGCACCGTAGTAGTCTGGAATCAGGTTGAGGCCGACCTGACCTGACATCGCGCGCGGCGTAGATTCGATGACTCGGCACTGCTCGACGAATTCGGGAACCGTGACCACGTCCCCTGGTGAAAGAGAACGTGCGTCACGACCTGACAAGAGGTCGGTGAGCGTGGAGGCATGGGTCAACATCTCCTGCGAGCGCCGCTCAGCGATTTTCGAAGCAGTGCCGTAATTGCAGGTGCTGGCGATAGAGACTTCTTCAGCGCTGTGGTTTTCTCCGTACGAGGCGTTTCCGTCGTCGTCGATTTGGACCGGCATGTCGTTGAAGGCATTCAGGCGGTCCGGGAACGTGAAGACCAGACGGTCGGCGTGAGTCTCGCCGACCATGTTTAGGATTTCGGGTGCTGGATGGTCGAGGTTGTCTTCGTCGATCGTTCGTACGACGAGCGGAGGTCGGATCGCAGTGAACTTGATCAGGCCAGTGATCGGATCACAAGGCATGAACACGCCCAGGTCTTGAAGGAGCTGGCCCAGCGTGTCTCTGACGCTTTGCCCGCGAGAGATGATGCTGCAACGTAGGTCTTCGTCTTCCAGCAGCTCCCCGAGTTCGTCAAGCGAAGTGAGGTCCCAGTCGTTTGTGGGGCGCTCGAGGCCGACAGGACGCACGCCGAAGATCAGTTCGGCGATCAGGTGCGCGCCGTTGTAGCCGTCGTCTTCCACCGAAATGTAGGGCGTGATCGTGCCGTTGGCGTCAGCGCCTGCGAGGCCTCCTTCGACGAACACGCGCGTCAACGTCTCGAAGACTGCAGGCGGTCCGGCAGAGACTTGGTTCTGGAATGCGACTGAGAACTTGACCTGGAAGTCTTGATCCGCAAGCGTGTTGCCGGTGAGTCTGATCCAGGACGTGCCTGGGAAGAACTGCGTCTGATCGCCTTCAACGATGAACTGGCCGGCAATAGTGTTGTTCGAGCCGTTCCACTCCGCGCCGTTGACGACGGAGTCAATATCATAGGGAGTCAGCGACAGTGTCAGGGCAGGAGGGAAGTAGGCAGGAGTGCTCGGCAACAGGGCCTCGCTGCTCTCCGGCTTGACCTCCAGGTCGTAGGTGAGCAACGGCCACGACGGGCTGTTGCCGAGTCGCTTCTCTTCCCACATCACGCTGCAAAGGTATGGCCACCGTGACGTGATGCCGACTACCGGGTTGCGCGAGGCGGAACCCAGGAAGGTATTCAGGGCTTGTGTGCGCTCGCCCCAGAAGATGCGGAATTTGCCTTCAGTGCCGACGTCGATCAGTGAACCGCTGGGGTGCGTGTCGCGGGTGATGGGCCCCTTCCAGATCACTTTGCCGTGCTGGCGAATCAGGTGCAGGGCCCAGGCCGGTCCAACACACAGCTGGTGCCAACCGGCTTCGTAGTACACGTCCTGCTTCGGCGTTGGACCGAAGAGCCCGCCCTTTGCGCCGCTAACCTTCTCTTGACGGATGACGCGATCTCCGGCCCAGCCGAAGACCGGCCCTATGCGGCGCAGGCCCAGCAGTACCGGAATCGGTGTGCCCCGTGTAGCGATGGTGGTTGGAGCATCTGCCTGCGTCAGGCTCTTCTGCTTCTTCTGCAGCAAGTAGCCGGCGAGGGCCGCAAGGCCCACCGCCACCACCATCATGATGAGGTTGACTACCAAGTGAGTTCGCCGAGGCGGTAGATGTGCAGCAGGGTGTACTCAGCCGGGATGGCCCATCCGGTGACGTCGACTCGCGGAGGCGAGGCGTGCCACAGCTGGTGCCTCTGGGGACCTACGTAATAGGTGTGGCCCGGGCCGCCGCCTTGCGGTCCCACGACGATGATGTCGGCTGGTTGCAACAGGTCGTGGAAGATCTCTACGACAGGTTGCATGAGTTTGAGGATCGTCCTGCGCGCTTCGTGCGCTACCTCAGGGCTGTGGAAGGCAGCATCATGAGGTATTTCCGGGAGTGCCGGCATGGATCGGCCGCGAAGTTCGCAAGCGCATGAGATGACCCAGCGGCCGCAGTCCACGCCGCTGCCTTTCACGCACGCCCCAGGCACGTACTTCGTCCCTTCCCAGGAGTCCATGATGAGTGCCCACCGAGCGCCCTCATCAGTGAGCTGCGGGGGCAGGGGGTTCCACGAGTGTTGCAGTTGCTTGTAGGCGATCACGGGGTTTCGAAAACAGGGTGATAGGCAGGCATGGCGACGCCGGGAGCGAGAAATGATTCTTCGCGTCCCCATTCACGGCAACGGTCGATCAACTTGGTGCAGCCTCCTAGCGCTTGAACGGTTTGGTTGAGCCAAGCGTTCGGAGGCCTTCGCAGCAAGTGAAAAGTCGTGGGGAAGTTCTTGTCCCAGTCGCGGATGCCGATGCGTACGCCTAGACGTTGCATGTAGCCACGACGGTACATGTCGACCGTCTGAACAGGGGGAGCAGTTGTCGTTACGGTCTTGCCGTTGATCGCTGTCACCGTGATCGTGTCTGCTGGCACAACTGCGGCGCAGCCGAGGTCGCCGAGGCGGTGTTGGCAATCGCTGGCGCGAATACCTGTTTCGGCATCGAGAAGGAACTTGTGGGACAGTCCCTCGATCACGACGCGATGTTTGCTGCCTTGGAAGTTGCGGTAGCTGGTTTGCACCAGTCCGATCCACGTGAACTGCGAAGCGGTTTCCGAAGCCGTTAGACCGCGATCCAATTCCCAGATCTGGAACCTCGTTCTGGCGTAGAAAGCTTCACCGCTCGCAATGTCTACGGCGAAGTCTACTGTCGTTTCGTCGGGATAGTAGATGGGGACGGTGATCTTCGTGCGTTGCGCTTCTAGGGTTCCGACGTTTTTTGGCAGCTCGAATGAGATCGCGGGCAGAGAGATGAAGGTGCCCGGTCCGAAGGACTCGTCTTCTAGGGAATTAGTAAACCGCTCGAACACGACCGGTTGTCCGTATCGAAATTCTACGAAGTAGGTGCGGAGCTTCGAGGATTGGTCGATTGCGCGGGTCACGTGATTACCTCAGCTTCACGCAGCACTTCGATAGATTCGAACGAAGCGGTGCAGAGATCTGTGTTCAGCCACTGCTCTTCGAGTTCGTCTTTGGCATGTCGCATTTCTCGCGCTCGCGCGGCACGTCGGATATTGGAGAGCGAGATCGCAGGTAGCACAGTGGAGACGGTGATTCTCCATACCTGACCAACCTGGGTCACGTTCGTGACCGCTCTGGTGATCGCTTCCGGTACGATCCCGACGTTGAACATGATGCCGACGAAACCGCCAGAGAGTTCGTCCGCGAAGGCGGGGAAGTTGCCAACCGGCTGCACGTCGATGAAGTTGGTGCTGACGCCGATGACGATCCAGGTTTCCTCGAGGTCGATGAGCCAGAATTTGGCTGCACGGCCTCTTCTGGAGTCGAAGAAACGCAGGAGGCAGAAGAATTCGGTTCGGTTGCCGCTGAAGGCTCGGGTGTCGCTGTGCCGGCGTCGGTCACCGCGTGGCGCGTCGATAGAGCCCACGCCAGACTGCTCCTGTTCACCTTCCCGTAGCGTGCCTAGCTCTGGCGCGTCTGACCAGTTTGGTTCCAGGATCATGATCGGTGCGCCGTCATGCCCTAGCGGGAAGCCGTCTGGGTTACCTGTCTGGAGCGGAGGCAGGGTGCTCGGACCGACAGATTCGTCGAAGGTCACTTCCACTTGACCGATCTGGCCAGTGCTGAGTTCGATTTTGTTCTCAAAAACTCGTTGCACGTCCATGAGCGGAAACACAACCCAACGTCCCGCAAAGACATCTCGAGCCGTGCCTGTAATCAGGCTGAGTTGACTGGAGAATTTCGCCAGCGCTTGTGCGGTAGTGAATTCACCCGTGAGTCCGCCGTCGCCTCCTAGTTCGGCGAGCAGGATGTTCTGGCCGGCGTAGATGCGGCGGTCGACGAAGTCCCCAAATAGCATCGTGGAACCCGCGATAGCGTCTTGTGTGAGCACCGTCACGTCTTGAAAGAGCGGGATCGCGTACAGTTCTCGGGTGAGCCGACGCAACAAGTCGAGCAGCCTGGTGAAGAGTTCTGGATTCAGAACAGTCAGCACCAGACTCAGCTGGCGAACAGGCTTGGGGCGCAAGCTCACCCGCTCTTCGGCTACGGTGCCTGCTTGCCTCACGTCCGTGAGCCAAGAGGTTCGCATCCGCAATTCCGTCAACCAGTTGTGTGCCACCACTTCGTAGGGGCTCGGCACCGCGCGCGCCGTGATTCTGGGAGGTTTTGGTGCGATGAACTCGATGCCGTAGGCTACCACACGCACGGGGCCGCCGGATGAGGTCGAAGCTTCCCGGGCTAGGACTTCGAGCGAGACTCGGTGCAGAGCGGCGACAGCCAGGGAGCTGCCGATGGCCTCGATGCCGTAGCTGACGACGCGCACGGGGCCGCCGGATGAGGTCGAAGATTCGAGCGCAAGCACCTCGAGTACGATGCGGTGCAAGGCGACGATGCGCGGAGGCACGCCGAGTACCTCCACACCCTCTCTTGCGACCCGCACCGGGCCTGAGGATGAGGTGGAGGCCTCCTTCGCCAGGACCTCCAGGACGATCCTGTGGAGCGCGACTTGCTGTCCAGCGACAGCAGCAGCTTCGACGCCGTATCGGACTATCCGTACGGCAACCATCTCACGCCACGGTCCTCACCCCGAACATGCCGGCGTTGAAGGAGGCGACGGAGAAGGGCACCACGGTCACCGGGTTCTGCTCGAGGACGCGACGGTTGTAGACGGTGGGGGTCCCTGAGACCGCGATCGTGGAGCCGTCAGAGGTGCCGCCGCCGGTGTCGCGAAAGCGGATCACGAGGTTGCGTGAGCCTGAGCTGTCCATGCCGACAATGATGCCGACCTGCACGCCGTCGAGTTGCGAGGCGTTTGGCATCGTCACGATGGAGGGGAAGTCGAAAAGCTCGTTCTGGGTGATCTGGTCTTCAAGCACGCGGTCGGTGCCCACAGCTATGTTGGAGGCCAGGTCGTCAACCAGTGAAAAGTGTTGAGTGCCTGTGGAGGGTGTCCAGTCTTGGAAGCCGGTATCTCCGTTCGGCAACAGACCTTCGATCACTACAGGTCCGAGTCTGGTGTTCAGCCCTGCTTGGTCGTCGAGCACGTAGTGATCGTCGAAGAATTCGCCGGCCCCGAGTACGACTCGGAATACGTCCCAGTCGTTCGAGCCGGCGGCCGCGGTGTTGATGCCGCTTTGCGAGAACACCGAGGTGTTGTCGATCCAGACCTGCACCGATCCGGTGCTGGTGTGGATCGTCGCATCCATTTCGATGTAGTACCAACGTCCGGAAACGAGGCCTCGCGGAATGGTCAACGTGCCCGCGCCGGTAACGATGCGCAGGCCGCGGTCGAAGCTATTGTTGATCGCGAAGGTTTCGAGGCGCAGTTGCTCAGTCGATGCTTTGCGGATGATGATCTGTGAGGTTCCGCCGGGAGAACCGCTGAGGCAGCGCAAGCCAAAGCCGGTAATCACTCGCGGCCTCACGACAGCCAGGGTAGGCAGATCGTAGGTGACGGAGCTGGTTTTGCCTGTCTGAGCGGTGCCGTGGCGGCGGCCATTCACGCCGTTGTCGTCCCAGTCGCCGGCAACGTTGGTGTATTTCCTGTTGAGCCAGGAGTCGTCGGCGATGTCCACTTCGTAACCTTCGAGCGCAAGGAGCATTAGGAGACCACCTCCATACCGAACTGACCGGCGTTGATCTCCGCAAGCGTCCATGCGCCCGGTCCTGCAGTTGGGTCCTGTTCCATGACCGCGACCGCTTCGACGACCGAGGTGCCCGAGACGCTCACGTTCGGGCCTGCGCCGCTGGTTCCAGAGGAGCGACGGAAACGCGGTCGGATGACGCGGGAACCGATGGCGTTGTCCATGCGGACTCCCAGCGATACGGCTATAGCTTCAACCGCTCCGGTGATGAAGCCGAGGTCGCCATGTTCGTAGTAGTCGATCTGCCCGTTTGTGTCAGAGGAGACGTAGTCGTTGTTGTTGGGTGACGCTGCGGTGTCGTTGACCGCGTCGAAGTTCGTGGCCGCTCCCGTGACCGACCACTGCGTCGAGGCGCCTGCGGCTGTGGGGAGGATGCCTTCGATGACCAGGTCGCCACGGAATCCTACTGTGCCGCCGCTGTCTTCGTTGATGGACCAGAAGTCGTCGAATTCGCAAGTTACTGCTGACTTGCCTACGAAGCGGACCTGGTCAGCACCGTCGCCGTTTGCTGTCGGGGCGGTTTGAATTGCCGAGAGGTTCAGTTCGGAAACCTCGTTGATGTGAACCTCGATCGTGCCGGTTGCGGGGCCGGTGTTGTCGGTGATCGTGAGGCGCACTTCGATGTAGACCCAGCTGCTGGCCGGAATTTGGGTCGTGCCCGTGGCGATGATGGTTCCGTTATTGGGTCCGCGCCGGATCTCTACCTGCCGCGAGGCGTTGAACGTGAGGGTCGTCTGCGCGATGCCTCCGAGCAAGAACTGCAAGAAGGTGGCGTTGTCGAAGGTGGCCAGACGCAAGCCGAAGCCAGCGACGCGGACGACGCCCACGCCGAGCGAAGGTGTCGTGATCGTGGTGCCTGCCATGTTGCAGGCGCTGCCATGGAGTCGGCCAGCGGTTCCACCGGCGGGTGCGCCGATGACCGCGTATTTGCGTCCGATGTAGGTTGCGCTCTGGTGAATCTCGAAGCCGTCGAGCCAGTCGTATGCCATTCCTACCTCTTTGCTCCAAGATCTGCGGCGAGCCTGCCTCGGTTCGCACGGAAGAACCTGTCGACCGCTGCGCCACCGCCGTTGAGCAGGCGATCTGCTTCTTGGCGGTCGGCGATGGAAGTCGCGAACAACGGCTGAGCATCGCGACCGGTGCGAGTCTTTTCCAGTCGCGAGACCGTAGAAGCTCCGGTGACCTCCGGCACGCGGCCGCCGAGAGCGAAGCCGACCTTTGCCCGCGAACGGGCGCTGGCTACGGGGGTGCCTTCGACCATGCCGCGCAGAGCGGACGGGTCGATCAGCTGGTCGTTGATCGCGGACATGACCGTGTCGCCGTAGGCGGCCGCGGCTCGGGCGCGGATGACCCATTCTTTCGGTTGCGCCCAGATCGGCACCGTGTCGCGGCGGTCGACGCCGCGCGGTGGCCGCAGCCGTCCGCCTCTGCGGTAGCCACGCGTACCGCGAGCGTAGTGCGCCAGCGAGGGTTGTGCGCGCTTGTGGCCGGTTGGGACTTCGCCGCCTTCGGCCGCCCCGAGTCCGAGGCTGAGGATCGCTTTGGCGACGGCGATCTCTGTCAGCTTCTGGATGACCAGGCTTGCGATCTGCTGCAGGAAGCGGGCGAAGGCTTCGAGAGCATCGAAGTCCTTCGTTGGGTCGAAGGCATCGACGATCGTGCTGCTGACGAAGCTAGCGAAGGCGTTGACGAGGCCGGTGGCGATTTCGATGCCTGCCTGGAATGCCGAGCCGATCTGCCCTGCTACTTGGGAAAGTCCTTCGGTGAAGCCTTCGAAGATGTTCGCGGTCTTCACTTTCGCAGCGAGCTCTGCGGCTCGTTCTGCTTGTTCTAGTTCTGCGGCTCGTTCTGCTTGTTCTAGTTCTGCGGCGCCGCGAGCTTGTTCGATCGCGAGTTGTTCCTTCAGCAGGCGGAGGCGTTCCTCCTGTTGGGCTGTGTCGAGGTTGGCGGCCTCAGCTTCGAGTATCGCGGCTTCAGCGACGTCGCCTTTGATCCGTAGGAGTTCCGCCTCCGCTCGGACCTGCCCGCGGACGGCTTCTGTTTCCTGGATGCGAGCTTGGGCAGCCGCGATCGATTGCTCGAGTTCTTGTTCGCGCAGCTGCTGCTCGATCTGAGCGAGCTGTAGGCGGTTCTGCGCTTCCGCGGAAGCGATGGCGCCGGCGACACCACGCTCTTGTTCCGCTTCGTTCAATCGCTTGGCTGCTTCGGCCTCTGCCCTGGCGATCGGTAGGCCTTGGCTGATCGCAACCGCGGCGCGGCGGCTCTCTGCTTCTGCTTGTAGGTTCGCGACCTGCAGCTGCTGGCGCTGGAAGGTCTCCAGTTCGGCCAGGAGTTGGCGGCGGTCCTCGAGCAGGTTGTTGACCTGCCCCTCGTTCTTGACCGCTTCGAGCGCGATTCGGGTGACCTCAGGAGAGACTGCACGACCCACCAGGTCGACGAACTCTCGCTGAGTCTGCACCCGGGCTTCGGAGGCTGCAGTGAGTTGCTTGGTTTGCTCGAGCTCTTTCTGGAGTGCTGCCGCGCGGACCAGATCGTTCTCCTGCGCAGCCGTGCGGACGTCGGCTTCGAGCTGAGATTCTTTCGCCTTGAGGGACTGCAGGCCCTTCACCTCGTTGGTGAGTTGACGCTGGGCGTTGAGCGTTCCGATCAGGGAGGTTCGATCAGTCTCCGAGAGGGTGCTGATCCGGAGAGCGAGTTCCGCACGCTCTTTCTGCAGACCGAGCAAGCGGTTTTGGATCGTGCTGACTTGCTCTCGGATTGCGCGAGTGGCTTCGTCGGTTTCGCCTTTTGCGCCAGAGAAGAACTCTTCCACTCGCTGCGCAGCTGCGGGCAGGCCACCAGCGGCGACCTCGAAGTCGAGTGAGGCTCGGAGATCGCGTGTTTTCTTTTCGGCGTTCGCGATGTCGTCGGCCAGTTCTGAGATCTGGTTGCGAATCGTGCTGACGAAAGGAGGTAGTGAGGCGAACTCTTCCGCGAGGGTCTTTGCTGCCTTCGCTGCGGCAGGAAGGGCTTGTCTGCCGCCTCTGAGTGCTTCTTCCGTAACAGCGGCCAGTTCTCTTCTCGCTTTCGCAAACGAGTCCTTAGTCTCTTCCCAGGCAGCAGAGACCTGGTCAGCATTTTGTGCGAGCTTGTCTTCGCTTACGAATTGCGCAACCTGCACACGGAAGTCGCTTATAGCATCGGCTGCTGCATGGAGATTTTGGCTCAAAGTCTCGTCAAAGGCATTAGCAACGAAGGCAGAAGTCACCACCATTCGTCGGAAGCCTTCGAGGATAAAATTCACGACAGGGAGCATTGCGCTCAGGGTCGACCGCACAATCAACAACGCCCCTAGGAATTCTGTTTTTACTACCCCAGCCAGCACTTTGAAGTAGTTGGTTATCGCAACGCCAACGATCTTTGCGATGTCTTGAAGACTGAGGTCGGCACCCGTCAACAGCTTGACCCACAGCTGCACCGTCCCGACCACTGCAGAAACCGCGAGTGCAATCAGTCCGAATCTGCTCTTCACGAGCGTGATCAGACTGAGCATGACGCGGAGTGCAATATTTATTGCTCCGAATATAACCGCCAGTTCACCGAATCTGGCGGCGAGATCGACAACGGACAGAGCGGAGCCAGCGATGGAGCGCAGAGTGTCAACGAGAGGCGAGATCAGTGCGCGTAGCGCGCCGAATCCAGCCACTGCGCCTTGCGCGAAGCCGGCGACGACTTCCGCGACTGTTGTCAGCACGGAAGACAGAGTCTGCGCTGCAGTCAGTACGTCTTCGAAGCGGAGTTCTTTCGAGGCTTCGCGTGCGACGCGAACGATGTTCGTGAGTGCAGCGAACATCGCATCGAAGAGCGCCACGGCCTGCGGAGACGGAGAGATGATCCCGAACTCATCCGCATCGGTCAGGAGGTCGAAGATCTCACGGAGGCTTTGCTTCAACTCGTTGAAGAAGTCGAGGCCGCTGAGCGCCACGACCCGCTCGAGCACGTCTTCGATACGTCCGCGGAGGCCGGCGAAAGTGTTGAGCGCTTCCCGGCCGGCGACGTTGAAGGCGGAGAAACGTTCGGTCAAGAACTCGAAGAGGGTTCCCGCTTCTTTTGCGCGACGGATGTCTTCGTTGGTGATACCCAGAGCCGCAGCGATGCGCGTTGTGCGTAGTTGGATTGTGCCCGAGAGAATTGAGCGGATCTCTTCTGAGAGCTGGTTCTGTGCGACGCCCAGACTCGAGGCCGCCTGAGAGATCAGTACGGCGAATTGGCGAACCTGACCGATGTCTAGGCCTGCGGTGAGACCAGGGGCTAGAGCCTGTTGGAACGTTTCGATCAGTTCGGTCAGCGTTGCAGTCGTATCGAGCGCGTCTTGCTGCAATAGCTGTATTTGTTCGCGGGAGATGCCGAAGGCCGTTTGTAACGCCTCGCCGGCGGATGCGGTGTTTCCGAGTTCATCGCGAACTTGTGCGGAGGCCGTGATCAGCGCTGCGATGCCGAGGCTGCTCCGTTCGAGCTGGGTATTGAAGTCGATGCTACGACGCACCAGGTCGCTGAAGATCCCAGTCAGTCGACGCGCTACGCTGATCGCGAAGACTGTTTTCAGAACGTCCAACAGCGGCAGGCGGAGCTTCTCTGCTTCATTGCGGGCTCCTCTGAGTTCGTCTTTGGTGCGCTTGATTCCTTGGCGAACAGTGTCGACTCTTTGGGCTTCTCTGGGGTCGATGAGGGGTACGCTGGCGCCCCCTGGAGTCGTCGCTCCACGAGACTTCCCCAGTAGCGTGGAGGCCTTTCGCAGCTCGTCGTTGCGCTGCCGCAGCAGTGCGACCTGTTCGCGCAGGGCGGAGTTGAGGCGCAGGTTGGCGCCGATCTCCTTGCCGGTCTGCGCGAGGGTCTGGGAACGCACCTGGATGGTGCGGGCCAGCGCTTTGCCAACCTGGTCGACGGCGCCCGCCGTACTCCGGAACTTCGTAGCGCTGAGCGCTTGGGCGACTTCGCCGAAGTTCTTGCGGAGCTGCGCGCTGTCCTGGGACAGCGAGCGGATCGAACGGCGGAAGTTGGTGAACGCTGTGCGGCTGGCGTTCAGCTCTTCCCGGAACCGCCTGGTCGCGTCGCTGAAGTCGTCCCGGACCCGGATGCCGAAATCGAATGCTTCGAAGTCGCCAGCGCTCACTTCAGTTCACCGAGCGC